GCAGATCAATAGTATCAACTTCAGCAGTTCCACTTCTATTTATTATTAATGGTTCTACACGAATGACTATAAAAGACACTGGAATAATAAATATGTCAAATGTTCCAGCAAGTTCAGTCGGTTTAGTTAGTGGTGATATTTACCAAACTGCTGGTGTTTTAAATATAGTTCCTTAAAAATTTAATAAAATAATATGAAACAAATACAATCAATTCAAATTTGGGTTAACGGACAAGAGCAAACAGGATCTTGGTTAGGTGCATATATTATTAATGATAATTTAAGTAATTCGGCACAATTTTATTGGTGGATAGCTGCAAATGGATCTGAAGCTGATTCAGTTGGATCTACATTAACACAGGGCAATTTGACAATAAATGGGCAATCGTATATTGACTGGAATACTGCCAGCGATATTAATGAAGATGCTTATGTTTGGATAGCTGATCAGCTTGGATTAACTTTGATCTAATTAATAACAATTTAAATTTTGACAAATGAACGAAAAACAAGCCTTAGAAATTATTAAAGCAATTTTGGACTTGGCAACGCAAAAAGGTGTTTTTTCTAAAATTGATGAATCATTTACTGCAATACAGGCATTTAATGTAATTGCGGAAAAATTTAAAGATGAACAGGGTAAAGATGCAGACACAAACTGATCCTACACATATTGCCACATTTAGCACTATTTTGTTTTCCCTGTTGGGTATTCAGAATATATCTGAACTCGCAAATATTGTTTTTCTTGGTGCCAGTACAATATCCTGTACAATTTCCATTTTGGTAGGTCTTAAACAATTAAAAAAGAAATAATGAAAAGAATACTTAAAAATATCAAAACATCATTTTTTGGATCTATTGCTGGTGGATCTTTAATTATTGATGGTATTGCTGAAAGAAACTGGGTAACAATTATTGCTGGTATTGCTGCTGCCATTACTGGTCTATTGGCAAAAGATAGTGATGTCCAATAAGAGAAAAATATATATTGGTCTTGCTATTTTATTAATCCTTTTAATTGGAAAAAAAGTGAGTGCATTTAATATTATTAAAAAGTTTGAAGGTCTTGAACTGACCAGCTATCCTGATACAGGGGGCATTTGGACAATCGGTTTTGGTTCCACTATCAATAAAGATACTGGACAGGCAATAAAGCAAGGTGATAAAATAGACTTGGCAACTGCTGAAAGGTGGTTAAAACAAGATATTGCAGAACGTGAAAAGAAAATTAAAGCACTTGTAAAGGTTCCAATTAATGATAATGAATTGGCAGCTATTACAAGTCTTGCATACAATATTGGTACTGGTGCATTTGGTTCCAGCACTTTATTGCGTTTGCTAAATTCAGGAACTGATAAAAAATTGGTTGCAGATCAGTTTTTGAGATGGAATAAAGTACAGGGTAAGGAAGTAAAGGGATTAACAAATAGGCGGATTTTGGAACGTGAATTATTTTTAAAATAATGTTTACTTCACCTATATTGGCAGTTGTGTTAGCTGGGGTATTGCTATCAATAGGATTTATTCTTGCTTGTATTTATTATGTAAATAAGTTATTTGCAGACAATACACAGGAAATATTAGTTAGGTTTATTTTATTGGTTTTTACTTCTCTTGTTGCCGTTTACATTGTTGACAAGGTTATTGCGTTTAAAATTTCACTTTTAAGTGATGGACAGGATAAAGATCTATTTGAATTAATCAAAACTTTAATTTTAATGATATTTAGCTACTATTTCGGTACAAAAAAGGATTCAAAATAAGTTTATAGGTTCAAAAATGAGGTGTTTTAAGGGGGAAATTTCAATTTTCCCCTTTTTTTGTGCCTAAAAATTTGGAATATTCAATAAAAGTTATTTAAGTTCGCATTGACAAAAGATTTTTATTAACATTTTAAACGAAAAACAATGAAAAAAACTGCTATTCAGATCATCCTGATCGTTCTTGGTGCTATTCTTTTATGTTTTGCTGATAATTTATGATCCGTTTACTCTCTTGGGTAATATCAGTTTTATATCTGATACTTTTTGGCATCCCCATTGCCATTGGATTACTAATTATTTTACAAATTATCTCAATCTTAAAATTTATCAGCAATGTTAGAAAAAAAAGAAAAGTCAATAATCGTTCACAATTACCTGTATGGTCTGATTACTTTCCTGACCAATCACAGGATCCCATTTACTGAACTACCAGAAGGTAAGATTGAAATTTTCTATCCTTCAGAATTAACCTTATTTCAAATAGGCTACCATTTTGGTAGGTATGCTGAAATGCAACACAATTAATTTTATGGAACTATTTAACAACTTGCGGGAAACAATGCTGGAAATAGATTATATCCAGCAAAAAATTGATCGTTTAAAAGTATGCCAAACTTCAGGCGAAATTTCAAATATTATTATCAGTTTTGATAGTGGATCAAGTCGCAAAATAATAATGCAAATTGATACTGACATATCACTGGTAAATGAAATAAAATTGCTGCTTCAGGCATCTATTGAACTTTATGAACAACAAATTTTGGATCTTAAATTAAATTTTTAATTATGAAGCCTTATACAATGAACGGAAATAAATACTATTTTGAAGTATTTATGTCAGGAAATGAACCCTTTATTTTGTTATCTAATGCAGAATATCCATCTGAAGGGTTGGCAAAAATTTATTTTTTACGCAAATATTCTATGAAATACGCAATGGAAGATTTTGTAAAGTATGAAGCCAATGTAAAAGAACGCAACACACAAAAAAATAATGAAGTGCGTTAATTGTCGGAAATACTTTACAATAACATTACACAGGGGCAAGGTTGGAAAACCACTTTGCCCCTATTGTTTAACCTTAAATAAAAATAAAAATGTCGCAAAGAAACAAAGATCTACCAGCAATGCCAGTTCACCCAATGCAAGACAAATTTGGTCAGGTAATCCTGATGGCTGGAATGTCAAAAATGGAAATAACTGCACTTAATATCCTGTCTGCACAATTAACAAAGAACAAAGTTGAAGATATTTCCCCTGAAGATATTTCCTTTTTAATTAAAGAATCTTATAATATTGCAGAGGAATTTTGTGCATATTTAGAAACTAAAAGTGAAAAGGAAAGTAGTATAATAATTTAAAAAGTGTAAACCAATGACAAATGATCTACACGAAAAATTGTTATCCCGAAAATTTAAGCAAAACTATCAACCTGAAGATGAACAAGTAATTTTTACCATTGATTCTAAGGTCATAGGTTGTGCTGGTGGGGTAGTATGCTTTCAAGGAGCACCTAAGGCTGGAAAGTCAACTTTCATCACTTCTGCCATTGCTTCAGCTTTTACAACTTGGGATATTTTTGGAATGAAATTAAACTTTCCCCCAAACAGGAAACGTATCTGCTATATTGATACTGAAAGTTCAGATTTTGATTATTACAGGGTGCTGGACAGGATTAGGACACAAATAATAACAGATCATTTACCACACAATTTTGATAGTTTTTTATTTAAAGAGGATTCACCTAATGAAATAAAGGAAATGACTGAACTTTATTTACAGGAGAATCCTGATTGCTCAATTTTGGTACTGGATGGAATATTGGATCTTATTTCTGACTTTAATTCAGTGGAACAAAGTTTTTACCTTATACAATGGTTGAAGAAAATTACCAAAATTCACAATTTACTGATTCTTTGCGTTTTGCACTTGGGTAAAAAAGACCAAAATTCTATTGGTCATATTGGATCATATCTTGATAGGAAATCTCAATCAGTATTAAAAATTGAAAGAAATAAGGAAAACAAAACTATTGATCTTTCAGCCACTTTTTTACGTTCCAGTGATGAATTTAACCCTATTTCAATTTATTATTCAGGATCAAGCTGGACACAGGCAAACAATACACAGGACAAAACAGGAACCTATATTTTTGGAATGGAAAAGACCAGTTTAATTAACAGGATACTATTTCAACCTCGTAAATATTCGGAAATGCTTTCTGATCTTGAGGAATTTACAGGGAAAGGATCTACAACTTGCAAAAAACTTTTAAAAGATTGGTTGCTGGATGGATCAATCATTAAGTCAGGGGATATGTATAAACAAAAATAGGATCAGTTTCCTGATCCTACCTTGACAAATGATCTTCCTAACGAAAAACCACTTTCCCTTCACAACAAAAATAGAAAATTTCTAACAAAATGAAACTTTACACTGCCATTATTTTTTTTAAACCTGACACTGGCATCCAGCCAAGAAAATATCGCAACATTAACAACATTGATAATCTGCTCAAATTTGCCCTCAAAAGTGGTGGTTGGTATGTGAACCTATATTGCAAGAGAAGTATGAAATTTGAGGCACGAAAATACCTCACAGGGGCATCCTGACAAAGATTAACACTGCAAACAAACACAAAAGGGGCAATTTGCCCCTTTTTTAGTTGCTAAAGGTGAAGGAAAAGTGAATTAGATGGATCTTGGTCAGTTTAGGTCAGTTTTTGTGTTGGTCAAAATGGTTCAGGAAACATGGGTAGGACACTTTTCCCCCCCTAAAGGGGGGTAAAAGTGTACCTATAAACTGACCTTGTTTCTGACCTTGATTGACCTAAATTTGATTTTTTGAATAAATTTTAATAACTTTGGGTAATTATTTGAAAATTTTGAAAATGAAAAATTGGATATTAATTGGTTTGGCTGGTTTGACTGGATGGTATCTTCTGGGAAAAAGGCAGTTAGCCAATAGAACAAAATTAATCTTCAAAAAACTTGGGTTTGCGAATAAAAAATTTCAACTTGTTTTTGGAGTTCAGAACCCAACAGGACAAACTGCAAAAGTTTCAGCCATAACTGGGGAAGTATATTTAGGGAATAAATTGATAGCTGATTTTTCCAGCTTTGGTGAACAAAAAATTGCTGCTCGTTCTGAATCTGAATTGAAAATACAGGCATCGCCAACAATAGGAATACTCCAGCTGATCACTACAAAAGGATGGCTCAAAAAAGGTCTGCAATACACGATAAAAGGAACTGGAAATTTTGATGGAATTGTAGTGCCATTTGATTATAAATCAAGTTTAATTTAATGCAGAAAAATTTACTTTTGGGTAGATTAAAAAGTTTTGGGGGAAACTCAAAAATGCTGGTCAGGGATCAACAAGTTCCTGATATTATTTCTGCAATGCTTTCTGCTCACAAAATGTATTCCAGTGAATATGATAAAATTAGCCAAGATTTTTATTCAGGTGATGGTATTCAAACTGCAAAGAAACTTTTTGACTTTCTCAAAAAAAATGTCCAGTATAAAATTGAATCTGACAAGTCGCAAAGGATAATGAGTCCAGCAGCAATTTTGTCGCTGGGAAAAAATGACTGCAAAAATTATGCTTTGTTTATTATGGGGGTGCTGGATAGTCTAAAAAGAAAAGGATTAATAAATAACAAAATTTATTATCGTTTTGCTTCATATCGTTTGCTGGATGAAATTCCGCATCACGTTTTTGCAGTTATTCAGGATCAGGATGGAAACGAATATTTTATTGATCCTGTACTATCAAAATTTAATGAAAGGAAAACATATTATCACAAAATAGATAAACAACCTTCTATGCCACTATATTCCGTTTCAGGTATTGGTCAAGCAAAAAAGAAAACTGCATCAAAGGCAGTTACTCCAGCTGCACCAAAAGAAAAAAAGAAAATTGTACTTAAAATTGCACTGGCACCAGCAAGGGGATCTTTTCTTCTGCTAGTAGGTTTAAACTTTATGGGATTAGCCACAAAGTTGAAATCTGCTTTTGACAATAAAGCTGATGAAACTCAAAATTGGTGGAAAAATTTAGGTGGTAATCCTAATGAACTTTTGAGGAAAACTGAACAGGGAGCCAAAAAGAAACGTATTGCAGCTGCTGATGTTGAATTTAGTTCTGAAGGTCAAATTGGGGTAGTTGCCACTGGTACTGCTGCTGCTGCTGCCACTGCTGCCCCAATACTGATTAAATTGGCTGAATTTTTGTCAAAGTTGGGAATTGATGTTAAGGAAGTTTCTGAAGTGGGTAAAAGAGTGCTTGCAAAACAGGTAAAAAATGTTGTAGAAAAGAAATTGGAAACTGATGCAAAAATTGAACAGGCAAGTCAGGATGAAATTGATCGTATTGTAAACCAAACTGACAATTTCAATGCTGATGGATCTAAAAAAATGAATTATTTGCCCATTGTTATTGGTGGGGCAGTAATTATTTATTTGATTAGTCGCAAAAAATAATCACTTTCCTTTCACCTTCAATATGTATTCAAATTATCCAGCAAAGGCATCAAAAAACGCAAGTGAAGGATATATTTTAAATATGATGAAAGGAAGTTGCAAAAATGCAACTGGAGTGAAAACAGGAATTAAGTTGATAAATAGAGAGGTTTTGAATGAAAAATTTGTAAAAAAAATTTATTCATACCTAAAAAGGGCAAAAGTTTATGTGGGGGAACAGGATAAGTGTGGATATATTAGTTTTCAATTATGGGGTGGCAATGAAATGCTCACTTGGTGTGAAAAAACATTAAAAAAATAGATTATGACTGCAAAACAAAAGGCAGCAAGGGCAAATTTTAAAAAGGCGGTTACTGAAGCACAAAAGTTAAGGAAAAGTAATCCAAAACTGACACAGGCACAGGCACTAAAACAGGCATTTGCTGCAAACAAAAAAGTTGGTGCCGTTAAAAAGAAGTCTGCACCAAAGAAAAAGGCTGCACCAAAAAAAGCTGGACTTAAAAAAGCTGCACCTAAAAAGAAGTCTGCACTAAAAAAAGTTGCATCAAAAAGAATTACTGATATTCACAAGGATAGTAAAAGCCACAATGTAAATATAAAGGTGGTCAGTGGTTTGCATACTATAGGTGAAATTGAAGCATCTGATTTTACAAGAATATCAAATGATGTTAACGGAAATCCTCGTTATGTAATACATTTTTTACAATTATTAAATGATCAAGAAAGATTGATGCCATTTAATGAAAAATATGATTATGCTTTAAAAAAAGCTAAAAAAATGGGTGGTCGCAAATTTAGTAATAAACAATATGGAGGTGGTGTAGTATTTCAGTCATATAATATTTATGATCTTGCACAAAAACTTGAAAAATTAAAAAGTATTTAAAAATCTTGGGATTGCTTCCCACATAAACAAAAAAAAACAAAAAAAATGGCACGTAGAAAAAAAAGGTCTGCACCCAGCCGTAGGAGAAAATCTCGCAAAATGGGAGCAATCGGAAAATCTTTCTTGATGGATGCACTTGGACTGGTAGCTGGTGCTGCTGCTGCAAGGGTTTTGACAAGTTCAGGCAAGATCCTTCCAAACATTGATGCTAAAATTAAAAGTGCTGGTGTAATTGCTATTGGAGCATATTTCCCCAAACTTTTGAAAGGATCTCTTGGGCAGTCTATTGGTAGTGGTATGGTTGCTGCTGGTGGTCTTGGACTGCTTCAGTCAACTGGTGTACTTGGTGCCATTGACAACGCAATGGAAATCCCTGTATCTGTGATGGCTGGTGATGATCTTTCAGTAATCGCTGGATATTCTGAAGATAATCTTTCAGTAATCGCTGGAATGGATGAAGAATATTCTTATTAATTAAATTTTAAAAAATAAACAAAATGGCAACACAACACGGAGCAAGGCTTGTTTTTGACAATGCCAAAAATCTCGTTAACAATGCTGGTTTTTCTGCTGGTCAAGCAGTATTGAGTCAGTCTTATATTCGTTCTGAAGTAGCAATGTCCACAACTACAACTTCATACCAAATTCCTATTTTGGTAAACAGCGTAGGTGCTGGTACCAACTTTGCAACAAACAATCTCCTAAACCTTCAGGATGCTTTTGTAGTAAGTTCTATTGGTGTCTTCGTTTCTGCTCCAGCTGCTTCTACTACAACTGCATTTCCTTTGTTTACTTATCCCAATGCAGTAACTTTTACAACTGCTGGTGCTGCTACTGCTTTGTATAATTTGTACAATGGTAAATTGTCAGTAGTTGTAAATAACAGGCAGATTGTCCCAGCTTGGGATCTTTACAGGCATTTGTACGTACCACAATTTCAGCAAGGTACATCAGCAAGTGCAACCAATGGTGGTATAGATGAAAATGATGCAACCGAATATGGTTATTATCCAGTAGAACCAAACATTGTTTTGGTAGGATCTAAAAATAACGTGATTAGCTTAGAACTTCCGGGTGCAATTTCAACACTTCAGGCATCAACTGCCCCACGAATTGTTGTTATTATGCGAGGTATCTTGGCACAAAATGTTACACCAGTTAGATAATTGGGGTAAATAGCTGAAATGGAAAGGGGGATGCCACGTTAAATCCAGAACCCCTATTTTTTTTAAGTTCAAAAAAAACAAAAATGAACAAAGTTCAAAATTACGAATTTATTGAAGTTGTTGTTCCTCAATCTTCCACTGGAACTCGTTTCTATTTTCCTGATCAGCCACAACTTCGCTTTGTATCTTTGCTAAATTTGGTTTGCTACACTGCTGACACAATTACAAATAGTGTTTTATCAGGTAATGCTTTGTTGACATTGGCAAACTTGAAAACAACTTATTTGGTACTTTACTACAATGATAAAGAATCAGTTAATCGTATTCCTGTACTGGAATTAAACAGGGTTGTTTCCAACGCTGCTACTGCTGCATTTAGCTTTGATATTACCCCATTTGCTGGTCAACAAATTATTTGGGCAAAGTCTTATATTCAAACTCCAACTGCTTATGCTTCAATTAGTGCATCTAATTTCAGTGTATGTTTTGGTGTTTATTATGCCTAATCAATTCACTTTTCCTTCACCTTTAAATATTTGTATATGGCTACTTGGAAACCTGAACTGCACAATGCTGAAGATATATTGAATTATTATGATCAATATGATGAAGCTGGATATTCCGTTTATGCTGGTCATAAACCTGACCAATCTTATTGCCGTTTCACTTACACTGGTGCCGACAAAGTTTTGGGAAGGGAAAAATTACAGGAAGCATTAGCTTCAGTACTTTCTAATCCTGACAATACAAATGTTTACCTTTTGCAAATTTTAGGTAATAAGGGTAAAAAAACTGAAGTTTTGAACTCAATTACTTTCCAGCTGAATAAGGCACAAAGTATTATGCCATATCAACAAATGGGTGCATATCAACCCAATATGATGACGGAAATTAATGCTTTAAGATCTGAAATAGCTGCTTTAAAAATGCAACAGGAAATTGATGATCAGGATGATGATGATGATGAACCTGAAGAAGAAAACTTCCTTGCTGGGTTTATGAAATCACCACAAATTCAGACAATGATTCTTTCACAACTTTCCAGCTTATTTGCACCAACGCAAAAAGTTACTCACGTAGCTGGTTTTGAAAAAACGGAAACAATGGCAAATGAAACCGAAATTGATAACGAAGAACGGATCTATGATGCCGTTGAAAGGCTAAAATTGGTTGATGACCAGTTAGCAAGTGATCTTGAATTGCTTTGCGAAATGGCTGAAACTGATAAATTTCAATTCAACTTTCTTTTAAAAATGTTAAGAAAATAATATATGCCTGAAATTACTGCTGACAAGATTATTGGAAAAACATTATTTGCCAAAAAGGATCTGACAAGATTAAATTCCAGTTTGATTAAAATTGGAACCATTGTTGCTGGATCACCAGTTGGGCAAGTTTATTCCTATATTCAAAGGGGTGGTAAAGTCTATTGGCAGTTTATTGACTTCAACAATAAGCCTTATTTTGTTTTACATACTGCTGATAGTTTTAAATTTTCAGGGGATGTTAAACAGGCAGTTGAACAACAAAAAAAGGAAGTTGAAAAAGTACAAAAACAAGAAAAGGGATCAGTACCATTTTATATTGAAAAATATGGCAAATGGATATTGATATATGGGGTAGGTGCATATTTGATAGCAACATACATAAAAAGTAGAAAATGAAAAACAAAGGGTTAATTTATATCCTGTTAGCTGGTGGTGCAATTTTGTTGCTATCAATGAAAAAAAAGCCATCATATAGAATTGAGGTACCAGCACCTGAAAAAATTACTGCTGAACAATTTAAACAACCTTCTTTGCTGCAAAAAGTTAGCAAGGCAGTTCAAAAAGTTGCTCCAGTGGTAAAAAAGGCAGTCGCTACTGCTAAACAAAAAAAAGCAACTAAACGATCAATGAAAGTTGGTCAATTTCCTGATATGTGTTAAAATTTAATACAATGACTCCACAACATTTGAAAATAAATATTCAGGATGAAATTTCAGCTGACAAGTTGAAATTGGCATACAATAAACAAAGATCTGACAGGGCAAGGTATGAACAGGAAAATAGTATTTCCAAGTCAACTGGACAGGCTTTCCAAAAATATTATGTAGAAACAAAGGTTTATTACACTACTGCAAATATTGGTTCTGAATGTAATGAGATTACATTTATCAACAACGGAACTACTGCACTGGTGATAGCTGATGTTCCATTGCAGCCGAATCAATCTTTGAGAATATCAGGAAATAGGGGGGAAATTGATACTACACAATATCAACTTGCTTTTGCTACTCCTATTAATACAGGAAACCAACTTATTGTAATCCGTAAATTATATATATAATGATAGTATTGGATCTTTCCATCTTAAATCAGAAGGGAACTCCAATGTTCAATTCTGATACATTTGCCAACCGACCAGCATTTGGTATTGTTGGCAGAATTTTTATTTCTACCGATACAAAGGAATTTTTTAGGGATACAGGCACCAGCTGGGAGCTTATTGGTGGACCAGGTTCTGGGACAATTACAGGATCAGGGGCAGCAACACAAATTGCATTTTGGAATAGTGCAAGTACAATAACTGGATCAAATAATCTTTGGTATGATTCAACAAATAGTTATTTAGGTGTTAATACAAATGCTCCCGGCAATCCTTTAGATGTTCACGGAAGCATATCTTCAGTTGCTGCATTAAACCAAACAACTGCCACTAACAATACTTTATTATCATTGCTTAATTCAGGAACTCCGCTATGGAGAATAGGCAATTTTTATACTGCTGGAGCAAATGATTTTGGGATATTTGATG